CCTTGCTTTCCCGTACAATCCCGGAGTTACCTTTGCACCCAGCACGAAAATGACTGCCTGATGCGGCTCACTGAAAGGCGCGAAAATGGAGGTAAACGGAAGTGGAGGCAGATTAGACAGGAAAACTTCAAAAGAGAAATCCGTGAAAAAGACATCCCCAACAGAAAAGAACATAGCCGGTAGCGTGAAACCGGGCAAACCATCGGCAAGGAAGTATGTTTTTATCTGTTTGGCCAAACGTGTTTGGTCGGATGGATAAAATCATTCTTCCCGGTTTGTCTGCCGTGAGTGACGGCTTGTTCCATTTATGGAATGTGCGGTCATACACGGCTTTCCGCTTCCGGCTCAAAAGGACAACGAAAAAAGAAAAATCGTCAAAACCCCGTAAAAGCACCTCTTTGGCATAAGCACAAAAGAAAGGGGCCTTGTCTCATCAGTCTAAACTATTGTTTAGGCATGAGGCAAAGCCCTTTTCTCCGCTTATGCGGCAGTCGGCACACGTTCGTTCAAAATCTTTTTGGGCGATGGTGTGCTGACGGATAAAATCGCTTTTACGGAAAAACTTGTGTGAGAAGAAAAATCAGGAGATTCATTTCTAAATCTCCCGTTTTATTGTTACTTTTGCATACGAAGAGTTCTTTGAAGGTTACGCAACGCACAGAAGAATAATGCAGTAGATAACTAACTAATTCGTAACCTATTACTATTATGAGCGATTACCCAATGCTCATTTCCAATAAATTACACTCTTTTCGTAACTTCTACATACAAAGCTACAAAATTTGTTACTTTTCGGCAATGTTCCCGGCGGCGGAATCGAACCGCCGCAGACAACCGTTCGGGACTACTCCATGGCCGCCAACGAGAGCGGCAATGTCTGTTTCACGCCCTTGTCGTCCTTGTAGGAGACGGAAATGAACTGACAGGTATCGACGGGCCGGTAGGCGTTCTGGATGATGTCGGTGGCCTCAATTAGTTGCGGGTAGCCTGATTTGCGGGCGATTTCGCGCAGTTGCAGTACGCGGCTGGCCTTCAGATTTCCCTTGCGATCCTTCGCCAGCAGATTCATGACCATCTCGGTCAAAGCCGCCGAATCCTCGTCTTTGGCCAGCGATTTGATGAACGTTTTGACCTTATCGACCCCGACATTCACCGTATCGTCCCAGCCGTCGTTGGTGCGATAACCGAGCGCCACCGTGATCTTGCCATCGGAGGTCGTGAATTGATTGCTGTGTCGGTCCGATTTGGTTCGGAACAACTCATCCTTGAGCGCGATCAGCGTTTCGGCATCGCCGAAAACCTCCTCTTTCAGCCGGCGCATCTCCTCGCTCAACGCCTGCAACCGGCTAAACTTGTTGCGGCAGAACTCATCCACCGACGACTTGTATGCGGCAATACTCTCTTCGCGTTTCTGTTTCTCGGCACGCTCCTCGGCCTCAAGCTGCGCCTTCAGTTCGGCGCGTTGTGCTGCTGTCATTTTCGTAATATCCATACAATTTATAATTGCATTATCTTCTCTTTCCTTTTAACTCCGCAACGCGGAGGAGGATGTGACTTCTCATCGCTTCATTGACAAATTTTAATGCTCCGAAATAGCCCTTACACTCGGCAAGCATTAAAATCATATCATCCGGAAACTCTTTGCGTGCTTCCCGTCGCAGTCGTTTCAGTAGGCGTGTTTTCATAGATATTCTTGGTTAGTTACTTGGTTAGTTACTTGGTTAGTTAAAATGCACAAAGCATCTTACTCGTTTTCGAGAATCGGCCGCCAGCCGATGACCATATCGTCATCTAAAGATCCATTGTTCTCGTGCCAATGATGATTCCGGCCCCCATTTGCTTTGTAAAAGGCAATGCAGTATTCACGGCATAATGTTGTTTTAACTAAAACATCTCGATTATCATTTGGCAGCTCCACCTTCGGGTCACGCCAGCGGGTCAATTCATCGCGCTCGGATTGTGCGCCGGCGGAAAAGCCATCCATAAAGCATGTTGAGTACAATTCTCCCTCTCTGTATTCATAGTCAGACCATGCAGCATTTGCCCTCTCTTCAATTGGTTTCATAATTATTTCGATATTTTGCGAGAATCCTGCTGTTTCACCACTTCGTATTCGTTTATCGTTTCAAAAATCCGCAATGCCACCTGCGGGACTATGGCGTTTCCGCAGGCTTTGACGGCTTCCCGGCGCCACCGAGGAAAGGCGATACCAGCCAATTCCCCGGGAAACCCATCATCTCCGCCACATACAGGGGGTTGAGTCGGGAACCCGTTCCAGTCCGGTATTCGTCGCTTTGCATCGCTGTTTTGGGTAGTCCGTTGCGTATGCCCTGACTGGCAGGAAGCGTTACATTCTTCGCATCGTTGGCGGTCGGAGTAGGCAACAATCCCATTTTCGACGCCATTGCCAGCGTCGGACGTTCCGACGCATTCGGGGAGAGGCTTTTGTTCATTCGGCCGCTTCCTGCGTCTATCGCCGTCGGGGTGGGCAACAGGCTCAACGGCATAAAAACCATCTTCCCGTTCACGCATCGCTTCAGCCCCTGCGTCTGTACGGTGGGCAACAAACCAACATCTGTCCCGACGGTGGGGAGCGCCGACACCGCAAGCCGGAATAATGTACGGCTGCACCTCGTATCCTGCCGCCTCCAGGTCAGCGCACACCTGTTCGAAGACCAACCCTTCCGACCAATTAACGATTCCGTAAACGTTCTCGCCCACGACCCAGCGGGGTCGAACAGTCCGAATAACGTCGAGCATCGCGGGCCACAGGTAGCGATCGTCTTCTGTGCCTCGCCACTTTCCTGCGAGCGAGAACGGCTGGCACGGGAATCCACCGGTAAGCACGTCGATACGGTCTTTCCAAATGGTAAAATCTGCTGTTCGTATGTCTTCGTATTGCTTTGCATTGGGAAAGTGGTATTTGAGTATGGTTCGGCAAAAAGGATCGATCTCGCAGTTGAAAGCGTTCGTCCAGCCAGCCCACTCGGCGGCGAGGTCGAACCCTCCGATCCCACTGAATAGTGATGCGTGGGTCATAAGAGATCATCGGTTATCCCCGTTTCCGTCGATCACGCCGCGCTCGCGGCGGCTGGCGAGTTTGTCGAGGTTCTGCTGCATGACCTCTTCGAGCGTGAAGCCGAAGCAATCGGCAATGCCCGCGATAAACCACGCACAATCCCCGACCTCTTTCATCAGCTCGGATTTGTAACCCTCCACCTCTTGCAGATCACCCGTATTGAAGACCAAATGATCCATATCCAGCCGGCACACTCCCTTTCGGCGCCATTTGGCGATCTTGTCGGCGATTTCGCCCACCTCGGCCATCAGGCCGAAAAGCATATAGGTCGCATTCTCGCAACTCGGCAGCCGCGTACTCATCGCGCGTGTCTGATATTCGTTCGCCCGCATAGTTATTTCGAATTTTTCCTGTTAAACTTCCTCTCAACCAGATCGCATAAATCCAGGTACATCGCATCGGCATTCTTCTCTTTCACTCTCTCCCGGAACCCCGCTATATTCGACAGCCAGCAGCCGCAACGGACATAAATGCCGTCTTGCAGGTTGAAAAAGTAAACCTTGCTGCCAATCCGAGAGCCGAACCCGACAAAAGCCAGGAAAGGATAATCGCCGATATATTCGCCTTTCCCTTCGAAGGAGCACTCCTCACCGAAAGAGCAATCCTCACCGAAAGAGCACCACTTGCCGAAAGAGCACCACTCGCCGAAGGAGCACTCCTCACCGAAAGAGCACTCCTCACCGAAAGAGCAATCCTCACCGAAAGAGCACTGCTTGCTGAAAGAGCACCACTTGCCGAAAGAGCAATACTCACCGAAAGAGCACCACTCACCAAAAGAGCACGCCCTGCCGAAGGAGCACGCCCTGCCGAAGGAGCAGCACTTGCCGAAAGAGCAACACTCGCCGAAAGAGCAGCCCTTGCCGAAAGAGCACCACTCACCGAAAGAGCACCACTTGCCGAAGGAGCACCGCTCGCCGAAGGAGCACCGCTCGCCGAATATTTGTATATCACTGTAATCCCCCGAGGGGCATTGTTTGATTCCGTCGATCACCTCGAAGGCATCGAAATCCGCTTGTGTGTATTTTTTCATTTTCTTTAGTCCGTTAAATTCAATTCGATGATTCCGTCTATTTTACAATCCTCGATCCCGATACACTCCAACAGAGCCGGGATGCGTACAAGAGGTTTGGCCGGGTTGAAGTCGTAGCGGCCCGAAATCCGACCGTTGAGAGAGCTGATGATCCTACACAGCGACAGCACGATGTTGTAAGACCTTTGAGGAGCCTCCAACAGGATACAGCCGCTGATGGTCCGATACGCCTCGTCCGTCTTGTCGTTGTACTGCCGGGCGGCCCGGTCGTCGATCTTGCGAAGCATCGACCACGCGATGCCGTGAGCCTGCGTGACCAAAGTCTGGGCCTGCGTATAGCGGCGTTTGGTTTCATGGTGGAACAAGCCGGATGCCGTGAGTTCGGACTCAAGGTCGAGCATCGCGTAGTTCAGGCAGCCGACCAGCGTAAGCATCCGCACCGCGAGCGGCACGTACCGCTCGTCTTCCGGACGAGGACCCCGCGTAAGCAAGCGAGTGTTCATCCATGCCGTATGTTTAATCAGCATTGCCTGGCGGTAAGGAAGGTTGGTCATAATTTGACAACGATTGAGGTTCCGATTTGACGATCTGTTATTTTCCCTTATTCATTGTAGATTTCACGCGGATAGATGCTTAAATCGGAGATATGTATTCCGTTATCTTTTTCGAACTGCATCAGCAAGCAGGATATTTGGTCTTCAACAAGATGTTCCTTGGCATCTTTGACTTCAGATATCGTTTTAATTACAGGTTTCATGGTTAGCTCGGCAATTGGTTGGTTTTAACAATGACGGGAAGCATTGTTCTGCGGGGCCGGGAATATCCTTTTCGTCCCATCGCTTCGAGTTTTGAGACCATCACCCTGAGTTCTGCGAGCGAAAGCCGGGCGAACTCCTTTCTGGCAATTCGATTGCTCAAACAGAAGGCATCGACCACATCCCAATCCGAGGTGTCGACTCCGAGACGTTGCATCCGGTGCAATACCGCAGAGCGGAGCCGCTTCTGTTCACGACGAAACTCTTCGGTACTTAAACCCGGATGTTCGATCTCTGCCTCCATAGCTCTGCACATCGCCTCATACTCGTCTTTCTGCATCTCCCGGAGAGAGGTAGTACGCCCCTTTGTAAATTGTAGGATGAGCGTTTCTTTGATCTGCTCCCGATCGCCTTGCATCTGCCGCAAAAGCGCATAAAACCGGGCATAACTGGTCGGCTTGTTTTTCATGGTATGACGTGTTTTACAAAGTTCTTTCTACTGTCTTTACAAGTGGCGATTCTGCCGTGAAGATCCGCATTCGACGTTGTCGTGCAATCAGATACTCAAGGGTGGCCCCTTCACTTCTTGGCCAGCCGGGCAGCATATAGATTGCCTGGCAACGCAACAGCATGGCGATGTCTCGTCCCATGTGGTCTTCCCAAGCGGCATCGGCCGGAAGACCGTTATTCATCGGATTTATCGGCAAAAAACCGAATCTTCGCAATTTTATTTCAGCCTGCTCGAACTCTTCCCTGACCTGTGCCAACGGACGGCCCGATATGCGACCGCTGATGTATATCTTCATTATTTTACGTTCTTTGAAAATGGTTTCGGTTTGTTGGGGTCTCCCCAGTATTCCTCGGCTTTTTCGCGCCAGATCGTATATTCTCCCGTTGGCCCAAAGAAGCGTCCGTTCGTAAAGGCTTTGTATCCCTCGACCCATATCTTCAGCCCGGCATCGTACATTACCGACCGCGCGGCCCGGCCTGCCGGTTGTTTTCCGTCGGCATGGCTGACGAAGACGAGCATCTTGTCCAGATGCCGTTCCTTGAATGCGATGTACTGACGGTAGTCAAGTTGCGTGTACTGGAATGAATCGATGATGACGAAGTCCGGAGACTTGCGCTTCGACAGCCGTTCGTCGAGATCTGCAATGGATTCTCCGGCTACCACCTGGAACCGGCGGCCGCAGTCCTGCATGGCATGACGCCGCAGCGCGTTCAGGAACGAAACGGAGAGACCCTCCTCGAGTGAATTGTAAAGAACGCGACCAAAGCGGGCCAGCTCCTTGCCGAACGATAGAACGGCGGAGGTTTTCCCGTTACCGGACTTGCCCCAGAAAAAGACGACCCCGGTACGGTCGATTTCGCCCACGCAATTGCCCCATCCTCCTTCGAGACGGAGCGTGGACCGACGGATCGACAAGGCCTGTGATACGGAGAGTGATTTACCCATGATCGGATGGTATTTGAAAAGTGTTTGAACAGATTATTTCGAGGCGATGGCGGCCAATCGTTTCTGTTTGTGAATCTCGCGGCGGACACGGCGCAGGTCGAAGTCGCATGTGGCGGCATCCTTCACAACCGTTTTGACAACACGCTCGTCCGTCAGACCGTTTGCCCGGGCGATGGCGGCAACCTCGTAGGAGGTGGCCGGGGTCAGTTCCACGAACTTGCGACAGATACGCGAATGGATCTCATCATAGCCTTTCTTATTGTACGACAACCCGATCTCCATGCGCCGCTTGATATAGCGAGTCGATACGAAGATGATTCCGCAATAGTTCTCCAGTCGGTTGTAGATAGTGATGAAGTAGTAAAAGATCGAATCTGCCAGCTTATCCCCTTCGTCGAATACGAGTAACGGTTTATCAAGCGTCAACAGATGACGTACG